TTTTTCATACTATCACCTCTTTTCTTTTTCTAAAACTGTTATTCTTGTTTCATGATCATTTATTTTTTCATCATGCTCTTTTATATCTGCTTGACTTTTCGCCATGTTTCTATCTAGACTATCTATTGTTGCGTTTAATTTTGTAATAGAACTATTTAGTTTAATAATTGGCGTCATTACTGAAATTAAAGTTACAATAAAACCAAGTAAGAGTAAAATTGAATTGTTATCCATGTGTTTACACCCCGCTTTCATCTATATTAATATCTTTGTTTATCATATCAAATCACTCCTATTATGTGTTTTTTGTATAATATATAGTAATTTCACCTGTTAAACCAGTTCTATCACTACCCGTATTTATGTATATATTACCATTTACAAACATTACTCCTATGCAACTTGGCAGTTCTGTATAAACGAACGGAAGAGGAATTTGTATACTTGAATCTCTTGCAATTCCATGAAGCTTAGTTACTTTTACATTAGTTAAACCGGGTTTCTACTATTTTTCTTGCAGCGTTCGGCAAAGAACCAATATCAATTTTTTTAATGAATACTTGTTTACCGCCTTCATATTCATTTGTTGCGACTTCTTGTCCTATTATTATATTTGTCTTTAATTTATTATCAATAGCTTTAGCACTATAAGTATTATTTTCACTTGCTGTACCATTCTCTTGTATTACATCACCTTTTACGACTACTGTATTTTTTGCTTTTATAATAAAATTTTCGGCTAGGTAAGGTTGTAAGTTATTATGTGCTTGGCCTCCACCTGTAGCTTTTGCTGTTAGAGAGTTTGACCAAGCAGCTGTGTCTGAAATTGGAGCACTTGTTGTACCAGCTGAATTAAAAAAGTATCTTGCGCCGCCCGGCACTGTATTATTAACCGCAATTGCTACATCATGCGTATGACTAGCCATTTCATTGACTGTTAATGTATGTGTCTTTTCTCCGGCTGTTTTACCTAGTGTGTTAAAGTCTGTGTCAGTGCTATCTTTTCCAACTAAAGTACGACCTTTTGCATTGGGTAAAGGGAATCTTTCTTCATCTAGCCATTCAACTCCATCTTCAACATAATTTAATCCAATTGCATTAAATAATTCAGAGTATGTTGTTCTACTCACTACACTACCATCACACAACAGCCAACCGTTTGGAATTGTATCAGAAGCAAAAGCTACTATTGAACCAATTGGCAAAGTGTCGCCGCCAGGTTTTAGCACTAATTCTTTATATGTTTGTGTTGTTTTATCCAATATTTTCATAGTTTTACCTCCTTTATGTATTTTTTGTGTATTTTACTATTATATATCCGTCTTTATTTAATGCATAATTAAAATTAACCTTAACATTTATTGTTCCATCGTTTGAATTATAATAAATTTGCATACTTTCGTTGTTGTTTGAAAATGGGAAAGGATATTTATTAGATTCTGTTCCATAAACTTGATATGAATTAACTATTTCAGAATTAGCTGGTATTGTAATCATCGCTTTCCATGTATCAACTGCGTTTGGAGTAGTAAAAGTTGCTCTGTTTAAATATACTCTCTTTCCATCTATATATTCATTTGTTGCGACTTCTTGTCCTGTTACTATGTTTGTTTTAATACCATCATTAACAGCCTTAACGCTTGGTACTGCATTTTCACTATTGCTAGTTAAATTTTGTTCAACTTTTGCTAATTCAACTGAATTTTCTCCAGCAAAATCACTATCTTCTATTAATATTACTTCTGTTCCTTCTTGTTCTTCTCCAACATATCCAATTTCTTTTTTACCACTTCCATAACTTTTAAAGTCAGTTCCATCGTAATAATACAATTCTTTATGTTCTAAGTCTGCGTACAAATATAAATCACTTGGATTTTCTCCAGTTGTTGCCCATGTGTTTGTTGCAGTTGCTGTATATATTTTTGATGTTGTTGTATTGTAATATTTATCACCCACAACACACGTTGAAGGCGCTGTGCTTGATACTGTTAATAGTTCAATTGCAGGTTTTCTATTTTTTATAGCCTCTTTTGCAGCATTTGAAAGTGGTTTATTCAAATCGCTTGTATTGTCAACATTATTTAGTCCTATGTCATTTTTACTTAAAATTAAGTTAACAACTTTATTTATAATTTTTAAATCCACACCATTTTTTTGTATTTTTTCTATTATATTTTCTTGAGAATTATTTTCAATAGTTGCTAATTTATCCTTTTCTTCGTTTGTATAATCTGCTGTTGAAAGACTTTTGCCTTCAATTTTGTCGACTTTATCAGTTTGTAATTTTAATATATACTCTTTTAATTTTGTATCTAATTTATCCCAATTTTCATTCAATGATTTCTCAATATTAAATTCTTCTTCTGCATCCTCGACAGGATCCCATTTAAATAAATTTAAAAAATCTGTAAATTTGCTCATGTTTTCCCCCTTACTTCATGTATCCTATGACATTTAAAGTTGCCATCATCAGCCCAGTTTTTTTTACACTATCAATTACAGAACTTGGTATTTCATCATCACTTTCAATTTTAAAGTAATTATATTTTCCTGATTTTATTTTTTTTGATATATCAATACTTTTACAACTACTAACTGTATTTTTTAAATCTGTATGCGGCGTTGCCGTTGGTACTGTTCCTGTAAATCCGGTTCTCTCCAAATGCTTTATATATTTCTTCATAATTACTTTCAGTTGCATTATATTCACTTGCATATGAACCTGAAATATAATAATCACTAATATTTTCTATTTTATAAAGCTTAACTTTTCTACTATTACACCAACTATTTTCACCACTAAAATCTATATTAGTTAAAAATCGTGGTGCATGGTATATCGTAATGAATGCATTTAAAATTTCAAAACTGTCTGGTATATAAGCAGCTAGTTTAAAAGAAAGTTTTGATACTTCTCCATTCACAGGCTCAGTAAATCCCAGTTCCTCCCATGCTTCTGTGCTATAAGAAAAATTAGATAAAACTCCATTTCCGCCTATTAATTTTGTACCATTGCTTAATTCTACTCCTTGTTTATTTATTTTTACTAAATCTTTTCCATCTGAGTCAACAACTTGTATTTCTCCATTAATATTATTATTTCCACCTAGTTTTAATGTTCCTCCGCTTATTCTATCTGCTGACATTTCACCGGTAGCAATAAAGTCTGCTACTATTTTTCCATCCATTGTCATTGCTAACCCGTATGGACCATCTATTCCAGTACTAGAATAACCTAAACCGTTTATGTTCCAACGCCAAATATGTTGTGCTTTATCTATATCTTCATTATCAGAAATAAATAATTCGCCATCTTTTTTTACTACATATCCTCCATTAAATTCCGTTAATAGTTCTGTTGCTTTTTCTATAGCTTCTTGTTTTGCATTAGGTATTTGTTCTTTTACAATATTTTCTATTTGCTGAGTTATTGGGCCTCTTGATGAATATGTATTACTTAATTCGTTTTCACCTTTTGCAGTCCATGTTTGACTAACAGCTCCATTAAATTCCCAAGCGTTTCCCATTATGTATGTTAAATATTTAACATCATTAGTATTTGTTATATCAAACATATCTCCTACATCTGCTGCAAAATCCGAAACGGTAGCCTTATATGTATACGTTATAAAAGTAAAACCTTGCATTTTTAGTAATATGTTTTGAGCTATAATATCATCGATAAAAGGATTTTTTTCTTCTAACTCTAAAACATATCCTTTTTCAGCTCCAATGATATTACTTCCTGAATATTTTATTTTTTGAATTGTAATATAGTTTTCCGATGGTAAAAATTGCTTATATTCTCCTTTTGAAATTGATTTAACACTGTCTACTCCATAGTTCCTTAATTCCCCATTTCCAAGCCTATTTAGTATATAAAAGCCACAAGCACATTCAGATATATAGCCTAAAATTTGTTTATATGTGTACCCGTTCTGGTACTTCATCTATTGTTTTATCTTGATTATAAAAGTTTTTTGTATCAGATATTATCTGTGCTTGCTTGTGAACATCATCATATAATTGTTTTAATGTGAACGGTGATACTAAATTACATTTATACTCATCTTCCAAATATTTTGTTTTGTCTATAAGCTTTATTGTAATAGTTTTATTTTCATTTTTCTTAATATCAGTTGCATAAAAAATCCCTTGTGGAATCCATAATGAAGATACTTGTTTTATCTTTAATGTATTTACTATTTTCACTAATTCTGTATTTAATTGTCCTACTGTATATAAGTCATCTATCGCAACACATAATTCTATATTAAATTCCTTATTTTCAAATTTTACATTGTCAAATTCATTCTCGTAATTTAATAAAGTAACTGTTGCAGTTGCACCATATGTTCCGCCAATTTTAAATTTTTCACTATCATTAATACTCAAATCATATTTTATGTTTTTTATATTCTCATTATTTATAGTAATATCATTTAGTTTTATTCTTGCTCTTGTTCTTCTATCTTCTTTATTTAATGCTTCCAAATAATACGGATTTACTATATACATCTAATCACCTACTTTTCTACGAAATCAGCTGTTAATCCTTTCCACATAATACTACCATCATCTTGTATAGCTACAATAGGAGCTGTTCTATCTCCTACATACATTCTTTTTGTCTCATATTTCCCAGTTTGTGGGTCTGGATAAGTAACATTAAAAAAAACATCCTTTATAGATGTTAATATTCTACTTATTTCAGTCCAAGTAAGAGGACCCCATTCATTTGATATTTTTCTTTTTATTGCAACTCTGTTCCTATGTAAATTTCCATTTGAATCAGTATCAGAATTATAATCTTGGTCTGATATACCTATTTTACATGTTTTAGGAGCAGGTATTTCTGCTCCATTTATTCTTAATATTGCCATTTTCCTACTCCTTTTCTAAATAAAATCCAGTATTGGTTTGTCCGATTTTGCTTGTAATGCTTTCATTCCTTTAATTACAGCTCTCGCTAATTCTATATTATCAATATTTAATACTGTATCTCCACCGGAATTTCTCAAATATTTCAATATTTCTTTTAACAATGAAATTACTTCACTATTACTTCCATTTCCCTGAAATTTTGATAATTCTTCCGCCATAATGCTATGTAGCTTGTCTTCGGGTGCTACAACCTCGCCTTGATGTCGGTTATCACCTATCATCGCAAGCTGTGGCGTATTTGCTTTTACATATCCACCTTGTGCCAGTCTTGGTAAATATAAAGATGGAACATGCCCAACATAAACCCCAGGTATCAGATTGATTAAATCAATACCTCCGTTTATCATATTAATAGCACGATTTATTGTTCTTTCTATTAATGATATAACTCCATTTATTCCGCTTTTTACAGCGTTTGATATAGCGTTTCCTATGCTCGTTCCTAAATTAGAAAATGTATTTTTAATGCCGTTCCAAATATTTGAAAAGAAATTTCCAACATTACTAAATACTCTTGTAATACCATTATAAGCTTGTTGAAATATATTGCTAAACCAACTTCCTACTCCCGAAAAGATTCCTTTAATTCCATTCCATATATTACTAGCAACATTTTTTATCCCATTCCATATATTGCTCCATATAGTTGAAATAGTATTACCAAAAAGTGAAATAAGTTTCTTTATATATTCTATCGCACCAGAAAAAATATCTTTAATTGTATTCCAGACACCTTCAAATATACCTTTAATTACATCCCATATTCCACCGAAAATATCTTTAATTCCTTGCCAAGCTTTTGACCAATCACCTGTAAACACACCTACTACAAAATCAATTAGTCCACCTAGAGTTCTTAATACTCCACTTATAATATCGCATATAATTCCAAAAACATTACGAACAACGTTTCCAATCGTCTCAAAAATCGGAACTAAAACAGGCACTATATTTGCAATTACCCATTCTACAAAAGGTTGTATCCATGTTTTCCACAATTCGCTCCAGCCATTTATCAATTTTCCAACAAATTCTAGTAATTGATTTAGCATTGGTTGAATATGTTCTTGCCATAATATTGTAAATTTTTCTCCCCATTCATCAAGAATTGGCTTTAAATGTTCATTATATAAATTTAAAATGGTTGCAAGTATGCTGGAAAATCCGTTTTTTATATTTTCAACAGCTGGTGCTATATAAGTTTCATATGTTTCCCAAAATTTACTAAATGTATCTTGCACACCTTGTTTTATAGTACCTAAAACTTGCGATATAGGATTTAACATATTTAACAAAGTTTGTTTTATAGAATCTTTATTTTCATTAATAGGTTCTGTTATCATATAAACAATGTCATTGCCTGCTTGCCATGCTATTTCAGTTACCCCTAAGAATGAATCTGTAAATATAGCTAATAAATCTGCTGTTATTTGTTTTGCTTTATCACTTCTGAATACAGTAAATATATCAGCAACTGTTACTGCAAATTTTCCACTAATCTCGTGACTCCTTGATGACAAATCAAACAATCTAACAATATGATTTTGTAAATCTTCTTTATTTTGGCTTAAGAACTTATTTATTCCGCCAACCAAATTGTCTGCTATTGTCATCCCTATACTAGCAATACTTCCAGCAACTCTTCCAAAATCCAGCATTACAGCGTTAGCCCAATTAGATGCTGCATTTTTAACTTTAGGATTATTAAATATATCAATTAGGTTTTCTTTTATTCCAGATAAATTACTTTTAAATCCATTCCAGTCAAAATAGCCAAAACCTTCTGAAAATCCCTGCTTAAATACAGATACCAATTCTTTTGCTTTACCTATAAAAGCATCCATTCCTTTATTTGCCTGTTGCATACTAGAATCAACAATATTACCAAATCCAGATGTATCAATAGAACCTTTTCCGCTAGAATCACTATCATCAGAAGTTGACAAATTATTAATCTCATCTATTCCACGCAATCCTAACAAGTCTTTTTTTGCTTTTTTAGCACTATCTCCAATTCCACTTACTGCATCACTTGCATTTGATGCATCTGTTGCTAAATTTGAAACTGAACTTGAGCTATCATCTCCTCCTGCATTACCAAATATCATTTCTGTAAATGATTTAAAAGCATTAGCTAATACTTGTAACTTAGAAAGCACTAAATTTATTCCTTTTACAATAGGTGTAAATATGTTAATAAATCCTTGTCCTAAAGTTGCCTTTAGTTCATTAAATCTTAAGCTTAATACCCTTGTTTGGTTTGCCCAACTATCACTAGTTCTTGCAAAATCTCCATTAGCTATATTTAATTTTTCTAATACAAATTTATATCTTAAAGCTACTTTTTCTTGTTCAGACATTTTTGATGTTGTTTTTCCATAACCATTTGCTAATGCGTATTGATCAAGTGCATTTTGTGTCATTACAACACCTAAATCTTTTAATGTTTCTGTTTCACCTGTAAATACTGATTTCAATTTCGTATATGCTTCGTCACTAGATAAGTTATAAAAAGAAGCAACATCTCCTGTTAAACCTGTTAATGTTTCTGACATTGCTAATGCAGCCTCGTTATTGAAATCAAATGCTTTCGCCATCGCACCAAATGTACCAACATATTTCTTCGCTACCGTTTGACCTAAGCCAAACTGAGTTATTGCGTTTTCTGCAAACTTATTTACTTCTGTATTTAAACTTCCAAAAGTAACATCAACAACATTTTGTACTTCTGTTAAATCAGAACCTAGATTAATACATTCTTTGCCAAAATTCACTATCGCTTTAACAGAAAAAGCTGCCAAGGCTAACTTACCAATTTTTTTTAAAGAATTTTCTATTCCAGACCCTTTTATTGAAGTTGTAGCATTTTTTAATCCATTGTTGAACGGATTAGAATTTAATAACAACTCAAAATCAACAGCTCCTACGTTAGTGCTCATACCTGTCCTTCCTTTCTTATTACGAAAATCAGGTATTGGCTAACTACTCACTAACACTAGTCGTGTTGCTCACTCTGTCTTTTTCATCTATATTAATTTTTATTGTTTTCTTACATCGTATACACTTTATTTCCCCTTTACACTTTTCAACTTTTATTAAGAGTTGATTGCAATTTGGGCATCTAACCTCTATCATTTATTATCACCAGCCATTTCTTTAAATGCTTTTTGCATTTCAGTGATAATTTTATCGTATTCTTCTTTGCTAATTTTTTTAGCAATTTTATTTCTATATTTCCATCTTATATCTTTTTGTTCTTGTGTGAAACTTTTAAGAGTTTCCTCATTATCCTCACTACGAATTTGAACAATATTCCCGCAGTGGCGTATCTGACATTAATCCAGAAACCAAAGTGCAAAGCTCAGCATAGCTCATATTATCAATTTCTTTTCTAATTCTAATGCCATATTGTTTTGCTAAACTAGCTTCTATCAAATGCCAGTCTTCTTTCATATCATACCATAATTCTTGATCATCACTTGTTTTGAAATCGTTTTTCCATTTCCTCATATGATATTTCATTTACTTGTGCAGCAGCTGCAATTATAATAACTTGCATTTCCTTTAATGTTAAATTCATATCTTCAATGTCCTTTATTGCTTTTTTTCCTAACAAAGTTTCAATAGCCTTTAAAATTTCTCCTTTATTAAAAAACTCTTCAGTTTTTAACATTGCAATTGCACCACAATTCACTTCATATGTTTTTCCTTTCGCTATAGTTATTTCTTGTTTTTCGTGTCCTAATTTTGAACTTATATCTAAATTTGCCATTTTAAATTCCTCCTAAATATAAAATAAAGAGTAGGTTTAAACCTACTCTCTTTATCCTCCCACTGCTTCTGTATATGTTGGTTTTCCATTTGACATTACATCAAATTCTAGCGGAATAACTTCTGTTGATTTTCCAGCTCCCCAGTTTGTTATATTAAATATTGCATTTTCGAATACTAATTTTGCTCCATCTGGAAATGTCCATTGTAAACATCCTTCAACATCTCTTCCATTTTTTAATGCTAATCCTGCTACATAATCATTTCCAGCATCTCCAAAATTTCTTTTCCCTGAAATAGAAATAGTAACAGACTTAGAAGTCATTAATCTTCTAACCCATCCTTCTTGATCTAGTGGATTCCATTCTTCTACTCCGTTATCTAATTTTACTGAGAAGCTTTCCATATCTGCTATATCTTTTAATGCCTCTTTACTAGTTCCAACTTGAAATTGGTTTTCATACACTGGATATACTCCTGTTTTAGTTGCCATTATTTTCACCCTTTCTATATAATAAATTAAATTCTATTGAAAACTTATAAACATTGTTTTCATCGGCTCCTAAATCAATAGGGCCATTATATAAGCACTCAATTGAGCAATTATAATCACCAATAAAAAAAGAACTACAGTCTAATAGTTCATAAATCTTATTTGCCATTGTTTCAGCCATATTATAATTTTTAGTCCATCTTAACAGTAATGTAATTGGTAATATTCCATAACTTTTCAACTTTTTATATTTAGAATTATCTTCTAATTGTCTACGATTAGCATATAAGGCAATTGCTTTATCTTGATTTTCATCCATTTGGCCTATATACCATTTTGGGCAATCTGTAATAATAGTTTTTAAATAATCTCTTATTTTAGATACACTAATTTTTGCTATCATTATCCATTTCTCCTTTTTAACATTTGTTTAAAATATTTTATTGGTAAATCTTTCTTGATTCCATTAATATAATCATCAAAATAATACTGTTTTGCATTAGGATTTTTAACTCTTTTTATATGCAATTCAGGATCAAAATAAACTTTTCTTGCGTAAGCCGTATCAACTACGATTTTAACACAATTTTTTTTATTACCTTTTGTATCTGTGAAAGTACTATCATTTTGCATTGTTCCAGTGTCGAATGGCATCGTTTGGCTTTGAATTATATCAGTTTTTATCGCTTCAGATGTATCAATTAAAGCTAATCTAGCATTTTGATTTATTCTACTAATATTTTTAGTATTATATGTTATTTTCATATTACATCAACTCCAATGTCGTATGATGAACTGTTCCATCTGGATTTCTTGGTCTACTTGCTTGATAAATTTCATATTCTATTTCATTTATTATTACTTGTCCACCATTTATTTTTTTAATATCTGGTGCTATATCTCCTAGCAATATTACTTTTCCCACAAGTTCAACTTTTCTTCCATCAGAACTAATTATAATTTTAGTTTTTTCAACAAATCTACATTTTACATTTTTTAAATTTAAAGAAATTAAAGGCTCACCATCTTCTGATAAGCCTTCTTGATATATAACAATATCACATTTATTATTTAATAATCTTTCTAAGTGTTTAGGATTTAATTTCTTAATCATATTATTCTTGGAGTTAATCCTGTTCTTTTTAGATAGAAAAAGGCTAATTTTGATATATTTAGTTTATCAGCAATATCTTGTGATTCTTTTTCATTTATGGTTAAATCCCCACCAATGGAATAACTAGATATGCTCCCATCATCGTATGTGCCTTCTTCTTTTATGTATTCTGCTTGAATACAAGTTGCTTTGATTATTAAATCTTTTTGTTGTGATGTTAGATTATCAAAACCTCTTTTTTCAATTCTTGTTAATGTAGCTTTATTAATATCTATAGAAGCTAATTCTAAATATTTTTCTATATTTTCTCCATTTTCAAATATGTTATTTCCATATTTGAAATAATCATTAGTTGTTGCATAAACATTTATCATGTGCAACACCTCTTATTTTGCTTTCTTTTCTAATTCTGCAATTTTTGCTGTTAGATCCTCATTAACTTTTGCTAACTCTGTCTTTTCTTCTTCAACTTTTGTTATTTTTGCTGTTAGATCCTCATTAACTTTTGCAATTTTCTTTAATTCTTTTTCTAAATTTTTAGAAGCTACTTTTTTAGTAGCTCCTAATTTTGAATATCCTCTAGCTTCATATTGTGTTAACTCTTCTTCATCAATAGATAATAATACATTATCTTTTACTACTCTTATTTTTGACATAGTAACCTCCTATTCTCCAGCATATTCAGTTGTATCAACATCAACATATATACTATCAATTTTGTTATCTTTTCCGTTTGGGAAAACAAATGTGTCAGATAATGAGTGATCTTGATATAAATATCCATCACCTTCTGTATGTGAACCTGGTGCAAAATAGTATATGTTAGATATCTTTGGAACTGTTTTTACAGTTTCAAGAGATGCAATTAAAACATTTATCTTATGAGAACCTGTTACAGCTTCTATTCCTTTACCTGTATCAGCAGTTACTTTTTCAACTGGTTCAAATCCATCTGTAAAATCAAATTTGTCATAAAATCTTTCATCGTCTATAACTTCCATAATAGTTACACCATCGATGTCTGTAATTCTAGTTTCTATACCAATTCCACCTTCTGCTATCTGTGTCATTTCTATTTTTCTTGTGAAGTCTGTAGATTGTTCTAATAAGTCCATTATGAAACTTCTAACATAACAGATTAATGAACCATTTTTTACATATCTTCTTAATTTTCCAGTACTAAGCATACCTTTTAATTTTCCAAATACATTTGCTTTTGTCCACTCAGATTCAGCTGTAGAGCTATGATATCCCGTTAATTTTTGTGCTTCGCTAGCTACTTTTGAAAAGAAATATGCGTCCATCTCTGGAACTTGTTGAGTTTTATGGAATGTTTTAGATATATTTTTTATTGATGCTGTTTGATTTGTCTCATCAACATCTGCTACATCTACTAAGAACGAAATATCTCTATCATGTGTAACTGTATAAGGTACATCATTTTGTTCATAACTACCTTTATTCCATCCACCATTTCTATTGTGTGATTTATAACCACTTGTTTTCATTTGTGTAAAATGAAATGTTTTAGCACCTACCCATTTAACATTTGATGTTATGAATGGTGATGTTAAACTATCTTGCTCCATTATTTCTAATAGGTCTGGAAGCCAAACCTCTGCATAATTCAATGAATTTGCCATAATTAATTACCTCCTAAAATGAATTAAACCTGTTCCATCTTTTTGTGACTACAGTTTTTTTGTTTTTTTGATTTTCATCAGAGTTACTTTGTGTTGCTCCGAATTTAAATCCCTTTTCTTCTTTTTCTTCTTCCTTTGCTATTTTTAACTCAGGAAATTCAGAAATTACTGCGTTGATTTCGTCTTCTAGTTTTTTAGCATCTAATACACCGTTTTCTAGAACTTTTGACATATCAACTAATCTTGCTGCTCTTTCAACTTTTTTGACATCTACACCAGCTTTGGCCATAGCAAGTGCTACTTTGTCAGTATAGTCTGTTTGAGCAGTCTCTTTTTGTTCTTCTTGTCCTTTATCCTCTTGCTTATTTTGAGCCTCTTGAACTTGTTTAGAAGTTGCACCTTGTTCTGCTTTTTCAGCACCTTTCGCATACATTCTTCTAATAAATCCGTCTAACTCATCCTGATTTTTGAAAACTATTGAGCCATCATCACTTTTTTGTGCTACCTTTTTAGTTTTCTCCCCCTCGCCTTTTTTTTCAGTTTTTTCCTGTTCATTAGTTTTTTGAACATCGTTACCTGTCGTAGTCTGAGTATCTACGTTTTCTTCTTTTACATTTTCCATATTTTGTACCTCCTTGGAAAATTCCCCCATGCTGATCTGATTAGCCCCAGAACATGTTTTGAGGCATAAAAAAAGAGCTAGTTTTCTCTAACTCTTTATGGCACAAATTAATAGATTTGAACTATTACTAACAGTTTTGGAGACTGTTGTGCTACCATTACACTAAATTTGCATATAAAAAAGCACTTACATTTCTGTAAGCACTTAAATTTTATACATAATATGGATTTGGCTTAAATAATAATGATATTATATCTATTAACCACCCTATTCCAAATAATCCTCCTGTGAATAAATATATTATTCCCATTCCAATTTTTCCTTCATAAAATTTGTGTCCGCACACTGTGAAAATACACAATACTAAAGATACCCATTTGTTTTTTGCTTTTCCTGCCACCTGATTTACATTATTATTAACATTACTATTATTAATTACTATATTTTGTCTTTCTTGTTTTAATTCTTCCACTTGTCTACCACATTTAGTACATATTATTGCATCTGCTAGTATTTTTTCACCACAGTATTTGCAAAATTTTGTATCCATAACACATCATCTCCTTATACTATAAAAATTATACAATATTTTCTTATAATATGTTGTCGATTTTTGTCGAAAGAGTAAGATATTTTGATTTTATTGTTTATTCACTTTCTCATTTCGGGTTTTCTTATTTTTAAAGAAATTTTTCCAATACGGATTTTCCTTATCAAATATTTCTTTTTCCTCTTTTGTAAAATTTTGTGGATAATCTGTCCATAAATTATATATTTTTTTCTTATCGAAGCTGAATAATACTTCTCCTATAATAACATCAAAATTTCCATCGACAATTCCTTTTTCTTTATCATACAATCTATAATGAGTTACTTTCCATATTTTATTTTCTGTATTTTCTTTATAAAACTCATAAATATCACTTTGCACTTCCATTTGCTCCTTTCAATTGTTTATCTTCTAATGTATTGATATATCCAAGTATTTCTTTGAAATCTTCTTTGTTTTCAAATTCGTCTAAATCTATTAAAATACTTCTTGCTTTGCATTTCATTCCTTGTATTGTATGTGTTTGTTTACACCCAAACCTTTTCTTTAATGTTTGGCTTGTAAATTGTTTAAAGCCATTGTCTGTTTTATCTTGCAGTTCTAAATATTGTAACTTTCCATTTAACTTTCTCACTATTGTTGCATGTGCTCCTGTTGACAAATAATATTCGTTTCCTTCTTCAACTTTATTCAACAAATTCATTGCTCCTAAATTGTCGTTATAATTTAACTCCATTTTGTATTGTATGTTTAATTCATCACACATTTTTAAAATGTTTTGTGGTGTAGAAAAGAATCTCAGACTTTCTCCTCCTCTAAAATCCAGAACGTTTAATCCGTTTTTATTACCTATATATGTTAATGCAAGTGAAGAACAAGAACCTCTCGTTTCATCTCCGCCACTAATTTTTTGTATAATCTCTTCTTCTGTTATGTTATTATTTAACATTTGTACAGAATTATATTCAATTTTATTTTTTTCTAATTGTTTAATAGTTTCACTTTTATTTGTATCTATTTTACTACTTTCTATCTGATTTTGCAATTTATTAACATTATTTTGGTAATTTAATACATTTTCTGGCAATAAACTTCCTGCTGCTAATCTTTGATATTGTTTCTGTCTTTGTTGCAAATATTGAGTATATTTATCTTCTTCATTACGATGTCCTTTTGCTTGAGTCACTTCTTCTGGTTCGTCATTTATACCTTCGTAATATGTACTAGCACCATGATGACACCTAGGGTGAAATAAACCTCCAGCTATTGCAGTACTTAACAGCGGATATTTTCCATCATTTTCTTTTCCACCAGACCATACATCATCTATATATACTCTGCCTTCCCATGGCGTACACTTATCACAAGCACCTCCGTGTTTTGATATATATACTAACGAATTACCTAATTTTTTACGCATTTCGCCTTCGCCCATTAGGTTAGCTCTTTTATTTGCTGTTCTAATCGCCATATCACAATAATCAGCTATATTATGCCTGCTACCATTTTTATATTCAATACAATTGAATCCTCTTTTTAGAAAATCATTGCTTGCCATATCAATGGCTTGCTTTACAGTTCCAGCACCGGTATTAGCAAATACTTGTGCCTTGTATATTATTTGTCTATACTGATCATTAGCCATTCTTAAAGTTGCATATTTTACATCTTTTATATCAGTTTTAGTACTTTTTATTAATGCATTTAATTTCCTATCATTTAACCCAAAAAATGAACCACCAAGTTTAAAATCATCCTTTTTTATTACTCCGGCTTTTAAAGCACTTTTTTTTGTTTTACTTGCTCCCTCTTTAAATTGTTCTTTTATATTTTTATATATATTCCTATTTAAATTTTTAGTATTATTATTAAATATTTCCTTATTTGCTTTTTTATAATCTTCAAATTGTTTTATTTTCAGTGCTTGCCACTGTGGCCAGTCAAATCCTTTTGCTTTTTCATCTTCTTTATGACTCCACAATGTTCTTTTCATAGAAGCAATTAATTGCATTTCTATTCCTTCCATTATTTTTTTTATATCGTATTCATCTTGCATTTAATCACCTACTCAAGTAAGTTCATTATATTAGGTTCTTCTTTTTCAATTATTCCCGCTTCTTCTTTTAGTCTTTTTACTTCTTGTTCTTTTTCTTCTTTTGTTAAGCTATCACCATACATTGTATCTACAGTTTTTTCAATGCTCATTACATTTTGACCTGGTCTAGCCTTAGATATAGTTTCTACTGTTGCTTCGAAAGATGGATTAGCATACTCTTTGAAATCTACTATTGCTTCATATTCTCCTGCTGTTTTTTCTTGTGCTAAATCATATGTTTTTAGACATATTGTAACTAACTTAGGAATAACTTTTTCTAATACGTCAATTACTTTTCCTCTTGTATATTGTGTTGCCTTTTCTTTTTCCCTTTGAGCATCTGCATTGTCAAGTTTCTTTACATCTATTCCGAGAGTACTAGGGCTTATTAATCCCTGTAAACATAAATCTAATGCAGTTATATATGACTGTAGCATCCCTTCATAATCAAAGTCTCCTTTTTCTCTTGTAATTTTACTACTTTCTGTTTCTGATGTTGTACTTCCTACTTTAGCATATCTATTATCAAATGTGTTAGGTTTTAATAAATCTCCATTATCATTAGTTGGAATCAAATCCTCTGGAATATATGTTATTGTTCTATTATCTCTTAATGCATCTATCCATTTGCTCCATACTTCATCGAAACTATCAAAAGCATCTAATTTCTTTTCTAATATGCTTTGCCCCCTACCTTTATATTTCTTTGATTTATTAAACATCATAGGCACAGCCATCATAAATTTAGTATCTTTTGGTTCTTTCAAGTCTGCTGTTTCTGGAATAGAATTGTAATCTTTCATTAAATGGTCATTTTTATATAATTCATATTTTATTCCATTTTTAGAATACTTTTCAAACAAAGTATAGCAAGCATCTTTTTTATGGTATTTATTTTTAAAGTTTATTCCTGTTATCCTTCCTCTCGTATATTCAAAATCCACATCTTGTCCAGAATAAAACTCTATTATCGGATATTTACTTATATCTGTATCATAACTTATTTTAAATGCACCATCACATTGCACAAACACATCTATTATTGCTTGTTTCAATGTTTCTTTAAAATCATTTTCTTTTGCTATTTCTTCCCAATTTGTTTGGGCTTCATTGTTTCCTTTAACTTCTATTTTATTAAAACTATCAACAATTATATCAGCTAACATATCAACTATCATAGCAGGTAATCCAGTATGTATTTTTCTAAAATTTATACCTGTTGTACTTTGTGCTGCCCAAAATTTTGCATTTCCCATTAAATCGTCTGTTTGTGTATAATATTGATGCAATTCTGATGCATCTCCTCTATACCACAATAAATTTCTGAAACAGGTACCTTCAAATGTATTTGTTTCTTGTATTGTTATTGTATCTCCTACGCTTGGTTGTATTTCTAGCCAATTTCGTATTACATTTTTAATTTTATCGTTGACTGTTCCCATGTTATTCTCCTAACTTTATACATTTATTTTCAAATTTCTTATAAGCATCAAAATATAATTCTTTTTTATCTCCGTTGTATGTACATTCATAATACATACCATCAAATAATGTTGTACTTAATAACGCTTTATGATTTTGTAATGTTTTACAGTACCATACATCAAATACTTCAAATTCTGGAACATTATCGCTTTTGTCTAAATGCTCTATTGCATATTGTTTCACTATTTCTTTACACTTTTCAATAAATTCTTTACTTCCCATATTTTATTCCTCCATAGC